TCCTTCACATTGTGGGCGCGCTCGGCGCCAGACCAAATCGTAGGCACCTTTTTGAAGCCCTTATTTGTTTTAGTATGGAGATTTAGTCTTTCGTCAACGAATTTATACACAGCAAAATCAATATCTTCCAGATCGGATTTAAATCTCGGAATATCCCGCGACGTTGGTTCTTCATTTATTGACCCTTTATGAGGCATCGAAAATGCCCTCCCTTGTCTTAATACACTCTGCTGAAATTTCTATTCTGCGCCCTGCTTGTCCAAATAATTCTTTTGGTTCGGTCAGTTTAACTATCTCATAAAACGACTCGCCATAGGCAACAAAATCCCCCTCTCTCACAAACAGATTTTGATCCTCCGTGAGCCTCCTTTTGTGAAAATGCACCGTAATTTTACCCTGCTTATCAAGGCCATATTTATCAGTACTGGTATCTAGACCTCCAAACTCAACAAGCGCATTAACGCGCACAGGAGGCAAAAAAGATTTAACAATCGCTTCTTTATAAAGAGGGTGAAAATTGGTATGCTGCAAGTCTATTGGATAATAAGCAATGGTCTGTCCTATAACCCTCTCAATAAGTTCGTCATTGACCTGTTTAACCAAGTCACGTTCTTTCTCCCCTAAAAATAAAGGAGGGGGAGGTTGTGTCGGCTGATTCCACTTGTTCTTCTCGCTTGCCATCTGCTATTACCCCTGGTAAATGAAATATGGATACGCGGTGGTGATCTCTTGCGTATTTTTAATCATGTTTTTCTGTATTTCTGTTATTTTCTCGTAAGTCAGCTCGTCGAGCACCTTTTGCAGCTCTTCTTTAAGGTCTTTTTGCTCACCGCGGGCTTCGGTGATGAGGGCCGTCCCATCAAGAGTCACAGTGGCGCCGGGGATTGGAATTGTCCCAAATTTAGATCTAATATGGCCTAAAGTCTCCTTCGACAAGGCGAGACAGTATCTGCGAATCCACTGTTTGCCTATTGAGTTTATGTTTTTATATGGCAAATTAGCCAAGGGGAGAGTACTCATATTATTAACGCCGTTCACGCCGTTTTGTCTATCATCTTGGTCTGTCCATGGGTCATCCTCCACCGAGAATTGCACCCACATCTTCCGAGGTGATGCATTCATTGGGTAGGGAAATATTTTTAATACATTATTTTGAATTTCATAAGAATAATGAGAGTTTCTTGTGTATATGGCGTCTTCGTAGGCCATGGCCTGGGCCTTGTTGTGCCACGGGGGAATAACTTCGTATGTTGAGTCATCTGCAAACATACCATAAGTTGAAAGATTGCCGACCGTATTTAAACCGCCATAATATCCATAAAACCTCCACATCGCATGAGGTGTTTTGTAAAACACGCGTCGGACGATAATTCTTTTGTTTCCAACTTTATTATAAAACGACTCCGCGGAATCTGTAGCGGAGGAAGATATAATTGTCTGTAGGTCGTAGTTTTGTACACTGTTGGTTATATTAAATGAAGCAGAATAAATCGGTACCGTGCCGCCTATACCAGCCGCGGTAGAGTTTTGATCCATTATTCTTTTGCTGTACCCAAATTCAAATTTAGGGTATTTAAGTTCTACATTCGAGTCTGCAGCTGCATCAGTCCTCAAGCCGTCATGATCGAAGGTGCCCGTCGTGGCGCCGAGGGCACTGTGTAAAACGTTTTTAGACTGATGTAGATTAACAATATAGGAATATTCTAAAACAGCCTCTTCATAGGCCGCATATATATTGCCAAGTGTCAGCTCAACATCTAATACGTCGCCGCCAAGCTTTTTAAATGTATATGCAACCTGGTCAGAGGCGCCATTAATAAAGTTTACATCATATAAAGTAGAGTCAGGAGCCGCATAAATACCAAATGGGTAATGTGCCGTATTCCCTGCCCCGTTTCCAGTTATAGCTAAGCTTCCCGTAGATGTCAAAACCACGGTACTTGTCGTGGAAGTTGGTGATAATGTTGGTGTTGCCATTCTCTTCTCCTTATACGCTAGCTACAAATACTTCTACGTCGCAGGACGCGGTGTCAGCATCAACCGTTATATCAACCAGATCGTCAAGACCAGAAGCCAATGCAGATCCGGCGGCCTTCATTGTATCTACTACGCCGCCACTGTTATCTCCAGGATAGATGAACGAGTGTCCAGCGTCGACTTTTATTTTAAATTCAGTATTATTTTCATCTCTAAATGTTAATGTAATAAAATTTGTATTGTCTAGATTCGTAACTCTTATATATCGAACATCGCCGTCGTCTAATATTCCCGCTAAATATCCAACTTTATTTGCCGCTACCCCAACATTGCTTAGGGCAGATAGAAATCCAAGCAAGCCGGCTTCAGTTGTTGATGCGGTCACTATTCTCTTAGACACCTCATTTATGCCACTAATACTTAGTGTGTTTTTGCAACCTTGCTCAGAACCGTTCAGATTGATTTGTTCGGCAATGGTCACCTTCATCGTCGCGCTTGAAATTGTGCTAGCCATTCAATTAAGTCTCCTTGTCACTATAAATAGTTAGGAGACTTTGTTTTATCCTTCAGAGGTTGACTTCTTGGATTTTGTCTTGAAAAGGCTGCTCTTAGTGGTTGTTTTCTTTGCAGTTGTTTTCTTTGCCGCGGGCTTCTTGGGGGCAACTTTCTTTGCTGCAGCAGGCTTTTTGGCCACGGGCTTTGGAGCAACTGGTTTCTCAACGACAGGCGCTTCAACAACCGCCGGTGCCGTCTCTGGTGTTGGTGCTGCTTTTTGAGCTTGAGCTAATTCTTCTTTAGCGGCCTCAATCTGCTTTGCTTCATCTGGAGTGATAACTCCATCGGCCTCTGCTGCCTCAACGACGCCTCTTAAACGATTGTAAGTTGCTCTAACAGATGCATATTTTTTAGCATATTTTGGATGATGAAGTCTTCTCTTGCGCTTGCCCATTGTTCGTCTCCTTGGTTATGAATAAATAGTGATAAAAAACAAAAAACCCCCAACTCATTAAGAGCAAGGGGTTTAGTGTTGATAAGGCGAATTAGTTATTAAGAAGCCTTAGTAATTGTACCAACAGTGTCCGCTGTTGCGTGATTGACTATGGAGGACTGTACCAAGAAATAAGTTCCGTCACAAATAAATTCTACAGTTGCTCCAGGTGTTGATGCCGCGCCGATGGTGATAGTATCTCCGTCTGCGTCACTGGTCACAGTGATGACGTCATCATCTTCTGCTCGGTTAAGCACATACCCCAAAAGAACGTTTTCGCTTCCAGCGGTAACTACAGTAGTGGCTGCTGTAGTGTCTGTAGTCACAATCTTGCACCACCAACCCTTTCCAGCGGCAGCGACGGTTGGTAAAGTCAACTCTACCGCCGATGAAGCGTCTACTGAGAAAACAGTGCCGCAATCTGCAACCTCAACCGTCTTATCAGCGGTAATTGCCTCAATCTTCTTTCTATCTGCACTATATCTTCCTAACTTGCTCATGTTCGTTTTCTCCTTAAAGTAAAAGGCATCCTGCCTTATCAATCATAATAAATAGTAAAGTGATCTTTTAAATACCAAATAAAAAACCCCGCCAAGGAAAAACCAAGGCGGGGTTAGTTTGTATCACTTAGTGATTAACTCTAGCTAGCGCCAGACTCACCAAGTAGACCACGCACGATGACAAGACCGTACATATCAGGACGGACCATCTTCTTGGCGTAGCGGGTCATGACACCCTTACGCGGCACGAAGTCTTCCGTACCAAAGATGGTAGGCGTGACCTGCAGTGGCACGTATGGAGCGTACACATAACCGCTTTCCAAGAAGCTACCACCCTTACGGCCGACGAGCACGAGGTTACGCGGGAAGTATGGGTCAACCCAAACGTCCCACTTCTTGCTCACACTACCGACGTTGACAGCACCAACGGTGCCCTTGTCGGCATCAGCAGTAACGCTGGCACGGAATCCAGCAGTAAACTCAAGGATGTTCGCAACCTCTGGCGAAGTCACCAGGAAGTTTGCGCCGCCGCGGAGAGTCTTTCTGTGGATCTGAGCCGACACGTCGTTGATGGTCTCAATGAGAGTCTCATACCATTCCGAAACCGTACCGGTGAAGTCAGGAGCAGCTGCCGTAGCACCAAGCTCAGCACCAGTCTCTCTGTTTACAAAGAGGCCGGGTGAACGGGACCAGTAATACGTCGCAGCTTTGGCGCCGGAAACAAGGTCATTGAGAATCTCACGATCGATCTCAAGAGCAATGTGCTCAGAGAGGATCTGCGTAAGTTCAACCTCGGCGTCGAGGTTGTGGTACGCATTAAGATCCTGACCAAGCTCGGGGGACCACTTGGCCTTGAGCTTTTTGGTCTGCGCCGTAACAGCGATACTGTCGACCTTGATATCAAGCTCGCCAATCTCGTGTTTTCCGGTTGGTGAGCCTTCCTTTCCGGTACCCGGATCAGGCTCTTCAAGAGGCCAGTTATCCGCGCCCACGACGGCGCCTACGGCGCCTGCAGCATCAAAGTTATCCTGAAGGGGGAAATCAAGGAAAACTGCAACGTCGACGTCGGCGTAGGCCAAGTTCGAGTTGCCATGGACAGTAAAACGAAGTAAACTCGAATCCGTGGCGGCGGTGGCAACCTGTTTTGTGGTGGTAGCAACGTCAGAACGACTCACCCAACGAGTAAGGCGCCGGATAGCCAATCCGGCCTCGTTGCCACCCACTCCGAAGGCGCGGGGTGCCGCGGCGACTGCGGCAGTTTGCGGACGAAGATCCATGGCCATTAAATTGTCCTTATCCATTTGTGCCAGCTGCGCATCCGTCACCGTAACGTCAACCTGGACGATGTTGTCCGTTGTATCCGAAATATTCAGAAGATCCGGATCGTAGTCGACCTGTTGACGCTCGGAATCGGTGTTGATGGCTGAAATCGCGACTGCAGCTGCGAAGCCGGCAGTCCAGTTGGTGCCGGCGATGGCGGCGCATGTGTTGGTGCCGCCCGCTGCGATTGAGAAGGTACCCGTTGCAGCGCTGTAGCCACTACGCAAGTTATAGAACCCTGTATCGCCGTCTCGGGTCTCCTGGTCAGCAGCAGTAGAAGCGGCCGGAGCATCACCGTGAGTAAGGCTAACGCCTCCGGTGATCTGCGCACCAACTGCGGCGCCGCCATAGACCGATTGGCC